CCAACCTTCGCTGCCGACTGTTTCGATATCGCCATCCATGACGGCGAATGTCAGGACAGTATCATCGGTGTAAGAACCGAACAACGCATCAAGTACAGTGTCAGTTTCTTTTTCGTAAAGATAACCGAATGTCAATTGGATCGACTTGTTGCCGGGTACGGCAAACTGCCAACCGCTTTCACGGCTCATGATCTTGTTGACGGTCTTAGACAGGTCGCCAACAGAAACTGAAACCGCTTTGGTGATCTCGATCCATGTTGGTGTGCCGTAATCCGTCGCGTAGTACAGTTTGCAATTCTTTCCGACTACGCTTACCGCTGTATCTGCCATATTGAAAATCTCCTAGAGTGTATTGCGTTCCGTGATCTGGTAAGTGTAGGTAGCGATCGACTCAAAAACATTTAACTCTTCCGCTTGCGACTGCCCAGCAATTGGATCAGTTTCGATGCCGAGTAGCGTACAATCCGCAACCAGACGGCAATCTTCCCGCATGACTCGCTCGATTTCGTCGACGAAGTTGATGTAACTTTCGGTTTCGGTTTTTGCGTCATCGGTATTTGTTTCATCCGTCTCTTGCATTGCCGCAAGCACGTGTATTGTGATCGGCAATGTCTGCTTGTATTGTATTCGGCTCGCAACCTCTCCGCTTTTCGTTGCAAGTCTCACATAAACTCTTGGCTCTGCTGTAAGACCTTCAAGCGTAAAAGCGTAGTTGTAGCTCTTGATGACATCTGGCTCAAAGTCCGTGAAGTCTTCTGCCGTTGCCCTTGCTTCAAGTGCGGTCACAATCGCATTGAGTAATGCCACCACTCTCGATGCCATTTAGCTCGTGCCCTTCTTTTTCGTGTGCATTCTTAGTCCGAGTTGCCTCGTATCGAGATACCGTACGCACTGCATCCCTGCGGTCGGCAGGATTTGATACGCGCCGTCCTCGTCGACGATTTCGTCTCCGCGTTGCGGTAGCCCGAATGTCGGAAGCTCCGCGCCGTTGTAGATGTAGTCGCGAGTGATCATGCGAATTGTGCTGCCGTCGGATTGCTGTTGCTCCCATTCACTGCGGCCTAAGATGACCGTGATTTCCGCAGAGGTTGCGCCCCTGCGGAAGGTCACGGTCCTCGATACGTATGTCTCTAGCGTATCTAAGAGCCAATTGACTCCTTCGCTAAGCATGTCAGACATACGCAAGCCTCACGAATTAAGAGTGGTCATCAACGCTGGTACGTGTGCCGTTGATGTCGACGTAAACAATTGTTGGTCCGCTAGCCTTGGCATAAGCAGCAGGCCCAACAAGAACCTTACCGCTACCGCTTGAGGTAGCAGCAACTTGAGTTGCGGTGGTGATGTAAACCAAGTCACCGGCGCTCCATGTATCACCCGTTGCGGCAGTGATCGCAAACACGCCTTCGCATACCGCACGCACAACATCGCCGTTGGCAGTGCGTTGATTGGCGGTGATGACGCAGGCTTTGCCGTCAGCAGCAAGCACAATGTCACCACTCGACGCGTTAGCGGCTAAAGTAATTTCCCGTTCACCGGGACCATGATATTGGACAGCAGCCATCTAGTGGCCTCCTATTTTTTCGGTTTTCGTTGTGGACGCGGAACCGGCTTCGCGACTGGCTCGACCGGCTTGGTTTCTTCTTTCACTTCAGGTTGCATTTCGGGAGTAAGTGGCTCACTAACCTCGATAGTTTTTTGATTCACGTCCTGCCAAACAGCCCAACCTTGATGTTCAATCGATGCCCGATAATCTTTTGATAAATCGGTCACATCGGCACCAGCAACAAGCCTCACGCCTGCTACCTTCACTTGTCTATTCAAAATCAATCGCATGTGTCACCTCTCTTATCTAGGTGGCTACCCGGCGCAGTTGTGGGAGGTGTGAGGGGCACCACTGCGCCGGGATAGCCTATCGCGATTACAACGAGGCCGACTGGTTGTAGACAAGACCGCGCCAGTCCAAAGCCTTAGCACCAGCATAAAGCCGAACATCGAAGTTCACGCCAAATCGACCATTGGTCAACTCAGTGCTTCGAACAATCGGAGCACGGCCGGCCGACTGCATATAGGTCACTTCGATGGTGTGTGCCTGGTTCGACACCAAGTACCAAGTGGAAACTGAACCGCTGTAAGAGGTCTTACTTACTGGATCGGTCAAACCAAGTGCTAATCGAGCTTCGGAAACAACCGTCAAGTTGTACGCGCTCAGTGGATTCAACTCACCCTGTTCGGCAGTCGTCGTCGCGTTGCGAGCCGATTGAGTCAACTGAATTGCAAGATCATACAAATCAGGAGGCACAATCAAATGCGTTGGCTCAAGGTTGAGAATTGCGTCCCCGTCCCTAAACTTCTTCATTGCGGCAATCGCAGCAGAAAGACTTGCTCGGCTCAATGCAGCACTGCCGAACTTATTTCCATCGGTAGTGTTAAACAAGTTGCGACTCGTTGCGTTCAATGCTGGATCATCAAGGATGATCGACGCAACAAGGTTAGGGCGAACGCGACCAGCGGCTAAACCGAAATCTCGAGGAGTTTCCTTGAGTTTGCCAAAGTTGTCGCCCAAGATATCGGCTTCATCCAGTTCCATCTGCTTGGCGAAGCGATAGACCTTGGTCTTCTCAGTCTTCGTTGCTCGGCGTGCATGGGACGCTTCGCCACCAATTGGCAAGTGATCCAGGTCACCAGCCGCTTCCATACGAATTCGGTCATGCTCTTCCATGTCAGGGTTTTCGCCCTCACTGGTCCAGCCTTCCGAAAAATCCTTGATTTCGGAATAGCCGTCGAGCACTTTCGCGCCAAAGGTCTGTCCGTAGAGATCACTGACTGCGCCAGTCGAAAAAGCGGCCTGCAAGATATTCAGTCGGCCAACCGGCACTTCCTTTCCGCTTGCACGCAAAGAATGGGCGCACATATCAATCATCGATTCGCCACGGAACTTTTCAGCAGATTCGAGAATATGCTGCTTAGCGTCGTTGTTGATGTCGGCCCGCAACCAAGAAGGAACTTGATTTCTCAAGTCCTTGTGGCTCCACTTTTTGCTCTCAACGTCGATGCCTGCACGAAGTGCGCAAGACGCTTGAAGCACTTGCTTGTTCACATCGCTTGACGATTTGGTGTGAATCGCTGGCACTTGAGGCCGTCCTTTCCGAGTGGCTTGAAGCCGCTCATGTTTAAGAAAAGTGTATTCTGTTTCCTTAACGCTCCAACCTTGCTTGATTGCATGGGCGCAAAGGTCAACGTCCTTGCCGGATACACTTACCTTCGGGTTTTCGTTCTTGCTGCAAAACTCACGAACAGCAGCAACGCGGGATTGCTCTTTGGCAAGCAATTCACGCTGCGACTTCAGGTCAATCTTGCCGCTTGCCTTGGCTTTAGCAGCCATCTTTTCTTCATCGCTCATGGCGGTTGCTTCTGGTTTTGGATCTTCCATCGATCCATCCTCAGCAGCCGCGTCAGGCACCACCTCAGGAGCCTCGACAGAATCTTCGGCTTGCTCGGCATACTGCTTTTGCAAGACCATTTTTAGATCGTCGCTGATTGCTGACACGTCCAGCCCCAGCGAAGCAATCCACTCTTCAAACGTCGGCATCGTAGCCTCTCCGTTGCTTAGTCGTGCCATGATCTCAGCATAACTCTCTGCGTCACCTGGCACTGTGACAAAAGAGATTTCCTCAAGAACACTTGAGGTAACAACAAGAACAGGGCCGGGAAATTCGCGACCATTCACGGTTGCGGTCTGACCCTGTTCGTATATTTCGTATTCATTGATTCCTAAGCCAATGGAGCACTTCCACGGGAAGCCTGCTTCACCGCTCTGGACAATGTTTCGTGAGTCTTCGTTGTCGAGTGAGAATATCCCGCTGGCAACAATTTCAGTCGTCGCTTCGATAGCCGTTGTGTGGCCTACCGGCCTGCCGATGTCGTGGTCCATGTGCACCGGCTTTTTAGGTGCATCAATGGCGACATTTGACACATCGACAACAACTGGACCGTCCCACTTAATAGCCAACTTCGGGTACATAATCCCGCCACTGTAGGCATAGAAGTTAAACTTCTTCATTCCGTTTTCAGCGGTCAGTTTCACGCGGGCAGCGTCGAGCGTCAATCGTCTTATCATGCTTTCACCACTCCTGCCGGTTGCGAGTTGAATCTCAACAGTGCTGTTGTGGTCGCCACTCCAATAGCGGTCGGAAACTGTGTACTGGTGATATCCGCAATCGGAGCAATGGCTCCTTTGGTTGCACTCACCGCGTAGTACGTTCCGACGGCCAATGTCGCGCCAAGATTTATCAAAACATCTCGATCCTCAACACCCCAGAACGAACCGCTCGTAGCGGCGGGCGTCATGGCAATTCCAACACAATTTGCTTTTGCGGCCGTGTCATTGGCATCGCATTGATAAGCCAGATTATCTGTCTCACTAATGTAGTACGGCATACCCTGATCAATCGCCTCACCTGCGACTCGACCACGTGCATTCGCCGATTGACCCAGTTTTACATTGGCTCTTGTTTGCGACA